TCCACAAAGTTGTCACAAACCAGTCAAATCATTCTCCCAGTTAGACATCTAGTCTGTCTCTCAAACATAACTTTGTGTAAAAATAGAAACGGCACTCCATAGGTTAGATGTCTAATTTCGGTTGTCTCCTATATCAGGGTTAACCCTTACCGTTAGATAGAAGTTGCGGATTAGATTAAAAATACGCTGAATGCAAAGTTGCGTCTACCGAGCCGTGTTTATAATTGAGGGAGTCCACAGGGTTGTCACAGCGGTGGGATTGCGGCATAGTCCGGTTGCGGGGTGGGAATGCAACAACTGTGTAGGAGGGTTGGGGGTGTAGGAGAGCAAAGTGGCGACACGAAAATCAACAAAGAACTTAACACCTCGAAGACTAACCTTGAAGTCTACAGACATCCCAAACGTCTACCAGAACCGCGCAGGTGTGCTCGTAGATGAAGATGGAGTCGCCATGAGTTTTTCCCAACTCAAGAAACACGACACAGCTAGATTTGCAGAAGTGTTGGAAGGACAACCAGTATCCCAACCCGCAGATCTACTCAAGGCTGTCAGCCTAGACCCTAGGATGCCTCTACATGTGAGATTGGACGCTGCAAACAAAGCTGCCCCATATTTCACAGCCAAACGGGTTGCTGTACAGGGTGTGTCCGGAGAGCCGCCGTTATCGATCAATGTCAACTCTCTACCCCAGCAAGATCTAGATAAGTTAGAGCAGCTGCTGACCCAAGCCATGCAGTTGATGGAGCAATCTTCTTGAACACAGCAGATATAAAGCGCAGGTTGTGGGCAGTCTCAGTAGAGCAATCAGAAAGATCTCTGTTTAGATTTTTGAGAGATTTCGCGTGGCCTGTGCTCCAACCCGGTACTCCATTCAGCGATAACTGGCACATCCACTCTATTTGCGAGCATTTAGAGGCTGTAAGTTCAGGAGATATTAAGAGGTTGGTGATCAATCTACCATTCCGTATGTTGAAATCTACCATTGTCTCCCAAACATTCCCAGCTTGGGAGTGGACAAGGAAGCCGCATATACAGTACTTGACGTCTTCATATGCGAAAGAAGTAGCAACTAGAGACGCGGTAGACTCGAGACGAATCATAGAATCTGAGACATACAAGAGAGCTTGGGGCGAGAAGTTTCGCATGACTTCGGACCAAAACGTGAAGTCTCGTTACGAGAACAACAAGAAAGGCTCTAGGGTGGTAACTTCTACAGACGCTGCAGGTACAGGTTTTGGGGGCAACCGTATAATAGTTGACGACCCCGTTTCTGCACAGGAGGCTGATTCAGAGGTCGCACGTGCTGCATCTATCGAGTGGTGGAGAGGTACGGCGTCTTCGCGTCTCAACAACCCTCGCGAAGACGCCATAGTAGTGGTGCATCAACGGTTGCACCAAGGAGACTTGACAGGCTACATACTAGCAAACGAGACAGGTTGGCAACACTTAGTGTTGCCAATGAGGTATTGTACAGAGCTTAGGAAGACCACATCTCTGGGGTTTTTTGACCCTCGGAAGACCGAGGGTGAGTTGATGTCCCCAGAAAGACTGCCAGAAGAGGTGGTTGTAGAAATAGAGAAGAGGATGGGAGCTTACCACGTACAAGCGCAGCTCCAGCAAAATCCAGGAAGTCGAGAAGGTTCGGTTTTCAAAGTCAAAGACTGGAAGTATTACCACGTACACCCCACCCAAATGGCGCGAGACATGGAAGAGATAGTATGGTCTTGGGACTGTACATTCAAGGACGGAACGGGTACAGACTTTGTGGCAGGTCACTGCATTGGTCGTAAGGGTGCGAACAAATATCTACTACACAGAGTTTGCGAACGCATGGGGTTCGGGGCGACCAAGATCAGGATACTTAACGAGCACGAGAGAGCGGCGTTCCGAACCAAGACTATCGCCGTCTTGATCGAGGACAAGGCCAATGGCCCCGCTGTGTTGGACGCTCTAGAGAGCGACGTACCTGGGTTGACACCAATAACCCCGCAAGGTGGTAAAGTGGCGCGAGCTAACGCAGTGCAACCCCAACACGAGGCGGGCAACTTCTACTTGCCGTCACCAACGATGGATGGATTCACCTGGGTGAACGACTTCGTAGACCTGTTTAGTAGATTTCCAGGGGTTAAGCATGACGACGATGTAGATGCGTGGACGCAAGGTGTACACTGGTTCACAACACGCGAGGGTTACATGCGACCCTCCGCAACTCCAGCAACAGCAGGTAGCAGGGATTTCTAAATGCAACTCAAAAATTTCTTCCAAGACACGATCTCTTATTTCTCTAGACCCACCAAATCTGGAGAAGTAAACGACGGTACAGTGGTGGACAAGCTCACTGGAGCACCTCAGATAGTTGGGTTGTTCGAGGAGCAAGCTGTCACCCAACTGATCAAACACCTCACCAGATTCCCCGACGTGGACGAGGTGTTGAGGCAGGCTGGTGTGAAGCGCGACAAGCTGCGGGCATTGTTGTATGACGATGAGATAGCACAAGCGTGTGAGACCAGGCTAGATGCTCTGTTGTCTACACCTCTTAGGTTTGAGCCTACAGAGACTGTACAATCACAGAAACTAGAGCTGGTGATGCGCCCAATAGTTAGAGAGCTGCTGGCAGGTGCTTGGCAAGCGAGGTTATTCGGGTACTCAGTTCTCGAGGCGGTGTACGAAAAGAAAGAAGATGGACACGTAGGGTTCAAATTCTTAGGTGAGAAACCATTTGCCTGGTTTGAACCCAAGTCTGATGGGAGATTGACTTACTACCCAGATAACGGAGCTGGTGGAGCTTATGGGGTCGAGGTTGATCAGCGATATAAATTCTTTCTGACAAGATGCAAGCCAACATACGCACAACCATACGGGGAGGCTCTGTTGTCTAGGTTGTATTGGCCTTGGTACTTCCGCACCAACGGCTGGAAGTTTTGGGCAAAGTTTTTAGAGAGGTTCGGAGCACCATTGCTTGTAGGTAAGAGCTCTGACCCCAAAGAAATGGTTAAGGCCCTTCTAGGGGCTCACTCACAAGCTGTGATGGGAGTAGACAGAGACGACAGTGTAGACGCGGTTGGGGTGCCTGCAGGGAACAGTGGTCAGACGTTTGAGATATTCGAGACTGCCATAATTCGCAGAATTCAGAAAGTGGTGTTAGGGCAAACACTAACATCAGGTACTGACGGGGGTAGCGGTAATAGAGCACTTGGACAAGTACACAACGATGTACGCAACGACAAGCGCAACAGTGACATACAAATGGTGCTGGGTACGGTTCAGAGAGTTGTAGACGCAGTTTGCGAGCTAAATGGCTGGGCAACCCACACAGCTGTTTTCGCTGATGAGGTTGGTTTGGAAAAAGACCGGGCTGTGAGAGATAAAGATTTGTTCGCTCTTGGAGTGAGATTTGAGAAAGGGTACTTTGAAGATAGGTACGATCTAAACAGCGAAGATTTCACAATGTCAACCCAACAAGTAACCGCAGACAAACCAACTTTGAAGGCTTCTTTGTTCTCAAGAGAGTTTACACCGGAACAGAACAGGTTGGAAAACCAAATAGCGGAAGGATTGAAAGATTGTGGGGAGGTTATCAACCAAGAATCCATACACAGCGTTGTCAACAACGCAACTTCTCCCGAGGATATGGCGGAGAAATTATTCACCTTAATTGGAGACAAAGTAAGTGAGGAGAAATTTCAACAAGCCTTAGAACAAGCGCTGTTCGCCGCTGACGTTATTGGCTACGTTGCAGCAGCAAAGGACGATTGATATGTCTCTGATGAATTTCGTTGAAGCTGTTGAGTATGCAGAATCTAGATCCGTGGTGCTGCCGGACGAGTACTACGGCAAGCTGACTGGAGTACAGAAGTCTCAAGCGGTTTCTATAGCTGGTCTCGGAGCTTTGGAGCAAATAAAATTCGTCATAGATTTAGTTGCGGATTCTTTACGAGAAGGTAAGACGTTCACAGATTTCCAGAAAGCTGTGAACCAATCAACACTGGACATACAACTACCGAAACACAGACTAGACAATATATTCCGGACAAATATGCAAGTGGCGTTTAATCGAGGCCGTTGGCAACAACAGAAGCAAGTTTCTTCGAGTAGACCGTACCTAACGTACGACGCCATAAACGACAGCCGTGTTAGACCGTCTCATCTAGCCTTTGACAACGTCATATTGAGTCGAGACGACACTTGGTGGAAAACTCACTACCCTCCGTGCGGATACAGATGTAGGTGTACCGTGATCAGTTTGACAGAGACGCAAGTAAATAGACGGGGTGGGATCACAGCTACCCCACCAGAAACTCCCCCAGACGAAGGTTGGGATTTCAATCCAGGTGAGGATTATGGTACGGGAGTCAGTAAGGGATTAGAGGAATTCGGTGTAGAGTTGGTGTCCAGTGACCCTAAATTGGGAGGAGTGATAGCCAAGGCTAAAGCCAACATAAAAAAAGCAGCTGAGAGCGCTCTGGGTGCTGTGACAAACCTCCTCAAGCCAAAAAAGTTGTGAGTACAAGTGAATCTCACAGCAAACCGCTTGACTTTTGCGAATTTGAAGGAATAAACAGTGTATGTCTGGTGCAAACTCCAAATCACTGAAAAACGAGAATTCTAAATTCTCGTTTTCATCGGCAGCTCAATTTTCTACACAAGAAATAGACAACAAGAAGCAAAGAAAGTTTGTCGGTGTGGCGTATTCGGGAGAAGTTATTAGGAATCATTGGTATTGGGAAAACGTAATGTTCGACCTTTCTACCATGGAAGTACCTGCCAAACTACCTACGCTCATAGACCACAGCAGAGCAGAACGTTGTGGGTATTTAACTGGTAGTTCGGTGGGGTCTGAAGGACTTAGTGTACAAGGTGTGTTGCTGAGTAACGTAGCGGGTTCTGCAGTTGCAGCTGAATCCGACGAAGGCTTCCCATGGCAAATGTCGGTACACATAGAACCTGGCTCGGTTGAGCAGGTTGCAACAGGTCAAATTGTAAATTACAATGGCAGGTCTGTGGTAGGGCCTTTGGCTGTATTCAAGAATTCGAGAATAGTAGAGGTCAGCTTTACTGCCACAGGTTACGACCCAAACACCTCAGCCGTGGCTATGTCACGCGGTATTCAAGAATCGGGAGAAGAAATGGAACTGAAAGAATTGCAAACTAAGTTGAGTTCACTGAATTCAGAAAATTCAGCTCTAGAACAAAGGCTGCGAGCCTCAGAAGAGGAGCTTAAGAAATTTAAGTCAGATGTCCGCAACAGAGAAATTACCAGTCTTATGGCTGAGTTGGGTAAACAGATTGACGCTGAAGACGCTGAACAAGCTGTGTTGTTTGGCTTGGATGAACAGGCGTTTGCCGCTGTATCTAAAATGCTGCGTTCTAACAAACCTCTGGGGTTGACTCCAGAGCTGTTCAGCCACCAAGCTACTGGCGATACACAGACCCTCAAGCCGGTGGAAAACCCGCTAATGCGGAACGCTCTGTCTCGCAAGACAGAATTCTCTAAACAATCTAAGTGAGTTAGGAGCCTCGTATGGTATCAGCGATCAAATCAGAACCCGTTCGCACCAGCGATTGGTTGCTGTATGAAGAAGATGAGATAGGGCGCTATTCTCGTGACAATGTCACGGTAGGGTCTTCACAAGTGCTGAAGGCAGGGGCTGTGGTAGGCTTGAACGCTGCGGGTAACCAAGTCATAGAGTATGACAACGTAGACCCGGACGGTGGAGTGGCGATTGGAATCATAGTGGAGGACGTCACCACCGGCGTCGGTGAGACAAAGAAATCAGTCATTGTAGCTAGACTAGCCAGAGTTGTGTTTGAGCAGCTTGTTTGGAAAGCAGGACTCACTGGTGCGGATAAGTTGGCTGGGATGGCTGATTTGGCTGGTAAGGGTATAGTCACAGTCAACGAATTTTAAGGGGTGGAAATGTTAGATATTTTCAAAGACGGATTTACACTCACACAGTTGAGTCAAGCTATCAACGTGCTACCGAATATGTACGGTAGAGTCAACGAGCTTGGTTTATTCACTTGGCGTCCACAGACCACCAAGACAGCCACTATCGAACTGTTGAACGGTGTACTGACGCTTATCCCAACCACACCGTATGGTGG